AGATGAAGGGTGTGTATGGGTAAGTGATAGTATATTTTCAGAAGATGGGGAAGGTGAACAGTATTGTATATTACCACCTATTCGGTGTGACTATAAAGATTGTCGAGTTGGCCAGAAATCTTATTATTGGTGGTGGAAAAAATAACCAGAGCCGTTGATTCGGCTATTTAATAAACAATCAAACGAACAATTAAACAGGAGGTAACCAATGGCACTTAAAGCCAAACAACCCGAAGCAGTAGAAGTTAGTAAACCGAAGTTCTTAATATCAGGGGAATCCGGCGTAGGTAAAACTTTCTTCGCCCTATCCTTCCCTAAACCTTATTTGATTGATGTCGAGTGTGGGGCTACTCGGCCACAGTACCAAGAAAAACTAAAAGCAGTAGGCGGTGTCTACTTCGGTAAGGATGAGGGGTCGCAGGATTTTGCTACTGTCCTATCAGAGGTCAAGGAATTGGCTACTACCAAGCATGATTATAAAACCCTCATCATTGATTCCTTCTCTTATCTCTATATGCTCGAAGCTGCAATAGCCGAGCTTGAAGTCGGGTCTGATTTTGGCCGCGATAAAAAAGAAGCTCAGAAACCAACCAAACAGCTTATGCGCTGGTTAGATAAGATTGACATGACAGTTATCCTTGTCTGCCATAGCCGGGTCAAGTGGGCTAAAAAGGGTAAGGAACTTATCTCAGAGGGCAGCACATTTGATGGTTGGGATAAGATGGAATATATCTTGGATTTGTGGGTGGAAATTTTAAAGGGTGGTAAGAATTTTATGATCCGTAAATCGCGTATTGAGTCTCTACCACAGGACACCTCCATGCCTTTAACCTATGATGCCTTTGCCGATGTTTATGGGAAGGATATTATAGAGAGAGCGAGTAAACCGGCTGATCTCTCAAGTCAGGTTCAAATCCAGTCTATTAAGAATTTGATTGAGGTATTGAATATTGACGCTGATCAGATTTCCAAATGGAATAAGAAATGTGATACAGATTCATTTGAGGAAATGACCTCTGTGCAGATTCAGGGGTTGATTGAGTTTTTGAATAAGAGGGTTGAATCACTAACAAAGGAGAAGAAATAATGACAACACCCGCCGCAGAGAAACTATATGAAGCACAACATCTTTATCGTATGGAAGGAAAAATACTATCAATTTATAATCCAAAAAATAAAGAATTAAAAGATTTACCGATTATATATGGATTCAATAATGGTGGTAGACCAGGCTTTTATAGCGCTCAGTTAATCGCAGAAGATGGTACTACGCTTGGTGGGCATTTGTGTAGTTCAGAAGCATATATGCCACATGACTTAGGCATATTGGAAGGAACAAGAGAAGATAGACATGAAACATTTAAAAAACATTATCCGAATGGTTATAGAATGGAATTTATCCCTTTTGAAGAAGTTAAAAATCATGTAGGATTAGACGAAGCATATAAGAAAAATCAATTAATAAAGGAGAAACCCTAATGGCCAAACGAAACGCAACAGCAACAGAAGAACCAGAAGTAAAAGACTTTCCATTACCATCAGAAAAAGAACATCTATTTCAAATTGCAGACATAATCGAAACCATCGAAGATGATCCTGATATTGTCCATGTGAAATGTGAGGTAGTAGGAGGTGATGAGGCAGGTCGGACACTTCTTAACCGCTGCACACTTAATGATAATGGGAGAGGTTTTTTTGCAACTCGCTTCCTTCTTAAATCCATTGGTTGTCAGTACAAGGGAGATAATTTCCCTATTGATTCTGATGAATGGCAAGGTAAGCAGTTCTATGCAACTGTGGTTCACAATAAAGGCTATGCTAATATCAAAGAGTTTAACTTTGATAAGATAGTGGAAAAGCAACCTACTGGTATTGGTGGTGGTAAGGATGTAGATAATAAACCCGATGGGCCAGTTGAATGGGACGCTGATCAATGACCATCAACCAAGCTAAATCAATCCTCGACTTCATCCTTACCTTCTTCAATGCGAAGGTAGGGAAGGTTAAGTATGAGGAGTGTGTATGGGAGATAGCGAATAAGTTTAATATATAGGAGGAAGAATGTATAAATTTACAGATGGTTCATATAGATTAAATTTCATCAATTCTATAAAAGAAATGTTTGGATTGAGATTATATTTTGATGGTGAGTATTATTTCTACGCTTGGAATGCTGACCATGCTTTAAAGAAAATAAATAATGATACTTTATTTCTTATTAATGATTATGGTGAAAAAATAGATGTCATAAAGAACATGAAGGAGGCTTGATATGAAATATGATTTTAATTATCTAGTAGAAAATGGCTGTACAAAAGAAATGGAAGATCATTTGAGTATGTTGGCAGATTACCAGGGAAGAAAATACGGCCGTACTAAATGGGATTTGGATACGGAAAAACAGGAGTTAAACGGTGAAATTGATTTAATACCAGATTATAGGATATTGTGAAACGTAGCAACCCTGAAAACAAAGTCCGCAATGCCTACATTAAAGCCTATAAATTCTATGTCCTCACTGGCGACATTCTTTGGTGGAAGATACTACAGGCAGAAAATGAACAATGGACACCGGCCGGTACACTTGATAGTGTCGTTTGTGTCGATCAAAGGAATGGGTCAATTTGTTTATGGTTCAATGAGTTTAAAGCACCAGGGAAAAGAGTAGTACGAAAACGATCAACAGGAGGGAAGCTAGAGGAAAATTACAGGTTTGAACAAAAAAAGTTTGTAGAGAAGATGTCAGGGAAGCCCAAGATTCTATGTACTATTACAGACAGTATTAAGCATTTTCATAGTAACCTAAAAAAAGCGAGGGAAATATGAACCCAGACTACGACGAAGCACAAGCAATACATGATTTGATAAATGAGGACGAATGAGAAGACTTATTGAACGCCGTAAGGAAAAACGATACCCACTCGAACTAGATGTAACCATTGAAATTAAACCAAATGATATAACAGAACAGATTGCAGAAATTGATGAAATAGAGGAGAACTAATGCTCATCAACAGAAAGAATAAACCAGGGCTAGTTAGAAGGATGGATTGGATTACCTTCTTAGTTACTATCATTGTCTTAGTTCTCCTTGTTGGATGGAGGGAATATGATGATGGTAAACAAGCCCATAAGGATATGTGGGGGGCTATTCATCAATTACAATATTTACATGAGGATGGGCATTAAAAGAGAATGATCCCCTTAACACTCGTCGAGATTATTAAGTGCCTACTAATTATATCATGTATGCTCGCACTGAATTTAATTTATAAAATTCTAAATAAGATTTATAGGAAAATGTAATGGATGATTTTACTTATGGACAGGCAGCACTAATTCTTATCGCCATGTTCGGTTCTTATCTGATCGGTAAGATTGAAAATAATAAAAGGGGGAAGCGATGATGTCAATTTATCAGCTTGCTACAGTTCTAATATCTGGAATATTGCTTATAATAATAACGGCTCTTTGGGTAGCTTTAAAGAAGAAAGATAAAAAGAGTAGAATAGACAAACCTTTTATCATAATCGTATTTCTATTGCTCGTAATATATTGCGGTTATATTGCTGTGGCTAATTTTAATGGTTCTGTAAAGAAACTTCAGAGGGAAGTGGCACACTTAGAAGCAGTGATTGTGGTTCAAGTTGCAGAGATGGTGCGCATTGGTACTAAAATGCATAAAGAACATATACATTATTATAATGAAAAACCGAGATGGCAGGATATGGGTAAGAATGTTTTGATTACATATTAAGCAATCCAACTTAATCAGCTGACCACCTACCGTATACTTCTAGTCTTGGATGTTGCTTAAAATATTCATTTAAATCTTTTGGGGAAGGGTATTTTTCTACCATATCAATAATACCATCAAGATCATCCCATTTTACTTGTCTTGAACAGTATGGCCTACCAGATGGACTTCTTATAAATTTTAATCCAGTTGCCTGACCTAATATCCCCAAATAATCATATCTCCGTTTTCTGCGTGGTAAATTCAGCCTATCAAATATCCTTTTTCTTATCAATAATTCTTCTTCCTTAGTTAAATCTTTTATCCTCCAAAATTTTAACCGGCTTTGTTTTGTCATATACCGACTAAGAGGAACCGAAGAAAATACATTTCCCTGTGACGCAAATTCACCTGGCCATATCATTGTCATTACATGGTTATAATTAGCCTTAGTTCGCCACTTGATTAT